AGTACGTGGACGATTGTGCAAATGGATTCCCCATCTGTGGACGATTGTGCAAATGAGTTAGTGCAAACAAACCGTGGACGATAGTGCAAACGAGGATGGAAGAAACTGGTAACACTCCAGGGAAACTAACAACACCACCTGGAATCTGGTCTATAAGGCGGACACTGTGAATCATGGAACCTATCACTAAGCCGCCACAGAAAAATTACACAATAGTACAAACAGAAAGAGACGATAATGCAAATACAAATAAAACAATCCATGCTATAATATAGACAGTGAAAGGGAGATAACCTTTCAAAATATGATGTGATGGGAGATAGAGGAGAATGGAGGGGAAGAAAAATGTTGACACCTAAAATTCTTATTGCCTGCGAAGAAAGTCAGGCAGTAACGATTGAACTGCGCAGATTGGGGCATGAGGCGTATAGTTGCGATATTATCCTCTGTTCCGGCGGGCCTTTGACCAACGTCGACCGCATCCGGGAGATGAGTGATAAGGAGATTTCGGTTTTATTGAGTGCTGTAAAATTTAGGCGAGAATGTTTTATAAAAATACCGGATTTTTTGAGTATCCAAGACGTATACAAATGGCTTCAGCAGGTGGCAGAGGAGGAGCGATAATGAAACTTAAAAAAGAACACATTGCATTTTTAAACGAAGCGGCGAGACTAGATTTTGACAGTGCTTTACAAATGGTAGACGGTGTAAACATGTTATCTGAGGTTGAATATGGATTTGTGAATATGAACGACGGGGAGCACAGGTTGGTTTACTGGGAAGATGGAATTTTAAAAGATGCTTATAAAAACTGTGAGGGTTAAACATGTATGAAGATTTTGTTTTAGGCCTACGTTCCATAGGGTTAGGTATTATTTTAGGGTTGTTTATTTTAGCCATTCAAGCCATTGTAATTCAATTTATACACAAAAAAGATATAGAGGATAGAGCCGAAGAAAAAGTTAAAATTATCAGATGTAGGGACTGTAAACATTTTTATTCGACTATTAAAGGGCATGAATGCCGAAATTTTCACGGGCTTAAAAATCCGAATCTTTATGATTTTTGTAGCAGAGGGGAGAGCTTATACAAATGATAGATATAGGTTTAACAAATGCACTTGCACAAATAAGAGATGCTTTGTATGAAATTACCGACACATTAAAAGAGTTAAAAGAGACAGAAGATACCATAAATAAATGTGAAAACTGCCCATATAAAACATATTATGAGCAGGGTTATGTTTAAAGTTAGAAACGCCAGAAAAGTTTAAAGGAGGGTTGATGATTTAGTAAATGGCGTTTATAATATAATCACAAAAATAAAAAGGAGATATTTAAAATGAAAGTAAAGATTTATGAGGGCCGAATTTACAGTGTAGTTAAAGAAAAAGACGGGAATATTTGTGTTGAAACATTAGACGGTTTGTACAAGAACGATGCAGAATTCAAAAAGGCAATGAAGGCAAACGGCGAAAAGTTTATCGGCATTGCAAATAAAGAGAAAGTTCACAACACTTATGAAATCAGTGCAGAAATCGTAAAAGAATACGGTACGCTTGTAAACGATTAATTTTAGAATAGGAGTAATTAAAATGGCTTATAAAAAGAAAGCAGAAACTAAAGAGCGAGTTGAATCAGTTTTCGACGTAAAAGGCGAGCTGACTTTTTGGGTAAAAACTGGTAGTAACGGGAAACTTTACGCTTCCACCTCCGTAAAAAATAGCGACGGTGACAGAATGTTCTATTCAGTCTTTTTCCGAAAAGATGTTGATTTGACTGATTTTGATGAGGGCATGAATAGAATTAATGTGAAGTCCGGTTTCATTACTTGTACAAAGTTTGGTGAAAGTGTTCGACCGAAGATTATGGTTCTGGATTTCGAGTAAGAGAAAAACAGCGCCCCGGATAACCGGGGCGCACTATTTAGAAAGTGGGTGTTAAAAAATTGAAATACACCGCCGGGAATTTAAGGACTAGGGATATCGACAAAGAAATTCGTGCATACAACAGGCGCTTGTTACAATTGCAATCGAAAAATGAAGCGTTTAAAATTCTCGATACATTGACCCGCACGGAAGTAATGCGTGGTAGGACAGATGCAGAAATAGCGCGTGAGTTGAATCGTTTACAGGAATTGGCAAAGCCCGAAAAGCAGAAAATGGTAAAATACAAAGCGGGGAGCAGTTTGGAAGTTCCGCTGTTTGTCCGCGAACAAGTCGAACGTGCCATCACGAAAGCGAATAAGCAAACCACGAAAAGGTTTGAAATACTGGAAGCACAGCGCAGGGGTTCATTCTATACGATTGAACAAGAAAGTTTAAGGCCCATTACAAAAGGTACGGGTAGAACGCTGATGGAAGTTAAAAAGAGATTAGAAACTGCGCAGAATCGAGAACGTAGCGGCTATTTAACTTTCTTAGATGAAAAATACAAAAGAAACTATATAAAGGCGATTCAAAACAATTTTGGCGCGGCCGGTGATAAATTAGTTGATAGGATAAGTAAAATAAATGGCACAGCTTTTTATTTCGCAAGCCAAGACCCTTTCTATGGTTCGTATCTTGAAATTGAATATTCATATGGTGAAGAAGCCATAAATGCTATGATAAATAAAATTGAAAATGCTTTGACGGTTTTAAACTTGTAATGTTTACGGCAGATTTTGAAACTACAACAGATAAAAATGATTGCAGGGTTTGGGCTTGGGCTGTATGCGAAATAGGTGTTATCGACAACATTGTAATAGGAAACAGTATAGAAAGTTTCTTTGAAACATGCGAAGAAAGTGGAAATTTAATTTTATATTTTCATAACCTTAAATTTGATGGCGAATTTTGTATCAGCTATCTATTAAAGCATGGTTATGAATATGTTGAAAGTAAAAAATTGTACAATAAGCAATTCAATGCACTTATATCCGATATGGGCCAGTTTTATAAAATAAAGATACGGTTTGGGAATGGGAATAGTTTGGAGTTGCGTGACAGCATGAAACTATTAAATTATTCAGTTGATGAGATTGCGAAGGCTTTTCATTTGGATATCCAAAAACTTGAGATTGATTATAATGTTCCACGTAGAATAAATCATATTTTAACGAAAAAAGAAACTGAATATTTGAAACACGATGTTCAAATAATGTCACTTGCGTTAGATAGAATTTTTAAAATGGGCTTTGAAAAATTAACGCAGGGTAGTTGCGCCCTGGAGGATTTCAAAAGCATCATAGGGAAAAAGAGGTTTAGAACGTTGTTTCCCGAACCAAATTACGACAAGGATATCCGCAAAGCCTATAAAGGTGGTTTCACCTACTTGAATCCGATATACGCGGATAAAGATGTAGGTGAGGGTAATGTATTCGACGTAAATAGTCTGTATCCATCCCGTATGTATTATTGTGATTTGCCTTGGGGTGAACCGAAATTTTATGATGGCGAATATGTTGAAGATGTAGAACGGCCTCTATACATTCAGTTGTTTAAATGTGAGTTTGAATTAAAAGAGGGATATTTGCCGACAATTCAATTAAAAAGGAATAGCCGCTTTGTTCAAACAGAATATGTAACATCAAGTAATGGAGATATTGTTCCGCTTTGCCTGACAAATGTAGATTTTGAGTTGTTTTTAAAACACTACAATGTTTATAATATAGAATATATTCGCGGGTGGAAATTCAGAGCATCAAAAGATTTGTTTAAAAAGTATATAGATAAATGGATGCAGGAGAAAATAAAGGCGGGTAAAGAACATAATCCTACTATGCGAAACTGGTCGAAAATCATGCTAAATTCTTTATACGGCAAATTCGCGCTTGACCCAATATGCGCGAAAAAGCATCCGTATCTTGATAAAGGAATAGTTAAATACAGGACTTCCCCACCGGAGACAAGAGAAGCGTTGTATCTTCCGGTAGGTGCTTTTATAACCGCGTACGCGCGCAGATACACGATTGAAACCAGTCAGAAAATAAAGGAATACAGCATAGAAAGATACGGTAAAGACATGTATATTTACAGTGATACGGATAGCATCCACACAACTTTACCCGTAGAAGATATTGAAAAGTTCATCGAGATAGATGATTATAAACTCGGCGCGTGGGCGCACGAAAGCCATTTTACAAGAGCACGATTTTTAAGGCCGAAAACATACATTGAAGAAATAGATGGTAAATTACATGTTACTTGCGCGGGCTTGCCAGACAAGGGAAAGGAGCAGGTAACATGGGAAAACTTTCATCCGTGCGCAACGTATACCGGAAAACTCATGCCAGTTCATGTTGATGGTGGAATCGTCTTAGTTGATAAAGAGTTTAATATAAGGGGGTAATTTTATGAAAGACATTAAAAGAATCTATGAGGAAAATGATACCATGGAGCATAAATATAATGAGATGTGCGGTTTATATGATGAAATTAGTTTGAAGCTCGCAAGAGCAATTATTAAAATCAATCGGCTTGAACGTGAAAACAAAGAGTTAAAAATAAATCTAGAGAAAATAGTTGAAGTAAAATGTCCACTTTGCGAATTCAACTTAAATAAAATGAACGGATGGAAGCTAGAAGATTTATGATTCAATTATCCACATTTGAGCAACAAAAATCTATGGATTAATTTGTAAATTATAGGTATGATTATAATAGGATTTACAGGAAATGTAAATACTATTTACAGCGGAGTGCAACGGGTGAAACCGACCGTCTGTAACATCGGGCCTTGCAAGCTATATTATTTCTGCCTGTAAATCCTGTTGAGGTGATTATATGTATTATGATATAAATAATACGTTATCCTATAACGCACTTTTTAACATTGTGCTTGGTGGACGCGGAATTGGTAAATCCTACCAATGGAAAATCAAAGCAGTACGGGACTTTCTGAAAAAGGGTAAACAATTCGGGTACATTCGTAGGTATAAAGATGAGCTATTAAAAACCGCTGACAAATATTTCAACGACATTATTAAAAATCAAGTTTTTCCCGACACCAAAATAGAGTATGACGGTGGTCAATGGTACATAAATGAGGAGTTGGCCGGGTACACTTTTGCGCTAACGAAAGCAAGCGATTATAAATCAAGTGCTTTTCCTGACATTTCAAATCTGATTTTTGAGGAGTTTATAATTGACAAGCCGCATTCATCTTATTTGCGCAATGAACCTTTTCTTTTATTCGATTTGTATGACACGATAGCTCGAATGAGAGACGATGTAATTTTATTTATGCTTGGAAACGCAATTTCAATGGCTAACCCATATTTTATACAATGGGATTTATCACTTCCGAAAAATAAAAATGCAGTTGTAAGAGATAACATACTTTTACAAGTAGTTCCGACAAGTGCGGAATTTAAAAGAGCAAAAGAAAATACAAGGTTCGGACAAATGTCTCGCGCTCTTGGATATGCAGAATATTCTGTGGATAATAAATTCTACTTGGATGATGAAGCACAGATAATGAAAAAAGGAAAAAATACACGGTTTTATTTTACTCTTGTATGGAAAGACAAGAAATACGGTGTCTGGTTTGATTATGATACAGGTATGACAATTATTTCATATGATTATGACCCGTATAACACAATGGTTTTTACACCAGATAAAGAAAGTATCAACAAGTCAATTCAATATGTAAAGCAGTATGAACGGCATCCGTTTTTTAGAAGAATAAAAGAAGCATTAGAAACGGGTACACTTGCTTACGAAAATGAAAAAATTCAGCATGAAATTAAAAGCATGTTGAAAATAATTATTTAAAAGCATGTTGAAAATAATTATTTAAAAGGAGAAAAACAATGGCTTACACAACTTGGATTACGGCTAACCCACTTGTAAATGTTACACAGGTTTTCGGGGGTTCTCATCGTGGTAAAGACTGGAACACGCGGGATGCTTCCGGGGTAATGGGAGATACGATGGTGCGTGCGATTGGTAACGGTGAAGTCGTACGCAGCGAATACGGCACAGGGGGCAACTGGTCGTGGGGGAATTTTATCGCGATTTATTACCCAGCTCTTGACCGCACAGTGCTGACTGCACACCACGCGGAACGCCTTGTTAAAGTCGGAGATTTTGTTTCAGCTGGAACTCCTATCGGAAACTTCGGAATGACTGGTAATACAACCGGCCCGCACTGCCATGAAGAATGGCACGTTGGCCGCGGGATTACAAATAATCTTGTAACGCCTGAGGATGGTTTTCCGAATATCGTTGGGAGATATGATATTGAATATGGAGGAGGTGAGACACCTATGCCCGCAGAATATACAGCAAATATTCTAATTGTTGTCTTTGCCGAAAATGGTCATACCATTAACAGCCCCGCGAGTAATGACCCCGAAAACTATGTGTATTTTGGAAACAAGCGCAAGTTCCGCGTGATGGCTGACAATCTTGATAAAGTCCAAGAGTTCGGAAGTTGGAATTACTGGCAAGATATTACAGATGTCGCCGTCTTGAAAATCTTTAATAAAGATTTGAGTGAACTGCCCAATGTGTGAAAAATTGAAAGCGCTTTATATTGAAAGCTACATCAATTATCAAAAAGCGAGTTCTAAAGAAGTGGGTATGATGTACGGGATTTTTCTTGGTGTGCGAAAATGTTGTAATATTTTGTACTCACAAAAGACTGTTGCAGATTTCCAAATTTTAGCAAATGAATTTGCTAATAAAAGGGTGTGAGAAAATGGATTACACGGTAATGACACAGATAGTTAGTACGCTCGGATTTCCGATTGTAATGTGTGGCGTTCTTGTTTGGCTGAATGTCAAACAGATGAGCGCGCATGCGGAAAGTGAAGAAAATTTTACAAATGCTCTTGCGGATAATACGAAAGCGTACATTGAATTGAAAGACGCTATTTCAAACTTGAAAGTGAAAGGAGAAAACTAAAAATGAAACTTAGCGAAGCGCGTGAGTTTATTGATAAGCTTTATAACAGTGAAGATGGATTCACAGATGACATGCGTGAAGATTTGCGGCGGTTGCATGATAGTGAAGATGAGCAAGAGGGAATGGAACGATACTGGAAAGAAATTGCCGATAAAATGGACGGAATTTCCAATGCGTTTAGGGATTTTAAGCGCGACTATGTTACCAGCGTTTTGACTGGTCGTGATGCCGTTAGAAAGCATGTCGAAGATTTGAAAGATGATGATTTCGACGACATCAAAGACGAAACGGAAAAGATTAAATCTATTTTTAATGAGGAGGTAATTGAAAAATGAAAAGTGCAAAAGTTTTGACAAATGTGACTAATAATGCGCCGCAGATTTTAACAGCGCTTCGCGCGCAGATGGTAGCGGAAAATCCCAGCTTTGAAAATAGGCTCCCGCAGGTAACGCAAGATAATATTCGGGAGTTCGGCACGGCTGTGCTGGATTATCAGCCCACGCAGAACGCTTTTGTAGATACCCTTGTAAATCTTATCGGGCGCGTATGGATTACGTATCGTTTGTTTACTAACCCTATGCGGGTGCTCAAAAAGGGTATTCTGGAATACGGCGACACTGTGGAGCTTGTTTACACCAATCTTGCAAAAGCACACCAGTTTGACCCGAAGCAGGCCGAGGAAGAGTGGATGAAGCGTGAAATTCCCGACGTAAACACTGCTTTTGCAAAACTCAACTATCAGGTATTTTATAAACAGACTATTTCCGATGATATGTTGCGCCAAGCGTTTATGTCGTGGCAGGGCCTTAGCGATTTTATCAGTTCTGTATTTAATGCTATGTACACAGGCGCAGAACTGGATGAATTTACCACGATGAAAAATCTGCTTGCGCAGTATGGTGAAGCTGGCAAGTTCGCCGTTGAAGTAATCGACGAAGTGACAGATAATACATCCGCGCACATGGCTCTTGCGAAAATGAAAGCCGTTTCGAATAAAATGGCTTTTATGCGCTCGGATTATAATAGCCTTGGAGTTCTTACCGCAACTCCGAAAGAAAAGCAGGTTCTTATTATCGACGCGGACACCGATGCTTATCTGGCCGTGCTTGGGTACAGCACCCTGTTTAATCTGGAACCCGCGAAAGTTCAGTACCGTGTTATTGTCGTGGATGAAATCCCCATTCAGGATGCGCACGCGATTTTAATTGATGAAGATTTCTATGCAGTGTGGGACGCATTGCAGAAGTTTACGCGCGATATGAACGGGCAAGGTCTGTACTGGCAGTATTGGGCGCATTACTGGAGAATCATGGCAGTGTGTCCGTTTGCTAACGCGGTTGCATTTGTTACCACAGCACCCACAATTACGGAAGTTGAAGTAACGCCCAAAAAGGAGCTTTATACTCCAGGCACGGTAAATCAAATGAAAGTTAATGTTACGGGCACTGGACTATACCCGCAGGGTGTAACATGGCGTATCAGAGGAAATACTGACGCAACCACAAATATTGCTCGTGACGGATTGTTGTATTTCGGTGAAGCAGAAACAGGCACAATTACTATTACAGCCACTTCTGTTTTTGATAAATCCAAAACCGGTACAGCGACCGCAACTAAATCATAAATGTTTATAGCCGGGCGGGTAACACCGCCCGGCGAATATAAAGGAGAAGAAAATGGCAATAAATCCCAACACAACAATTTATCTGTGTGCAGGTATTCCATGGGGAAATGATTACGCGCACGTTAGATTGTTCCAAAATATGGAAGAACGTCTTTCTTTTCTTTCCACAAAAATTGTTGCGACACTTGACGGTGCGACTTATCAGCGTGACGATAAATTTGTTTCGTTTCCTGCAAATTATGAAACGATTGCAAACTGTAATTACATGTATTACCGAAATAATAATCGGTGGTATTTTAACTTTATCACGGATATTCGTTTTCAGAACGAAAATAAAAGTGACGTGTATTTTGAACAGGATGTTTTCCAAACATGGTTTGCAGATAACACGTTGAAAATTTCTTTCGTTGAACGCGAACATACGAATGATGATACATTCGGAAACAATCTTGTGCCGGAAAATCTGGAAACGGGGGAATATGTTTATAACCAAAATATTACAAGCGGTTATGGCACTGTTTATGATTTTACACCAGGGATAATCATAGCTGTATCGGAACGGTTGGACGGCACACCAACTTCCAGTCTCCTTGATAACACTTTTACAGGGCTATCTTATTACTACACAAAAAAAGAACGGGTTGACATGGCAATTTCAATGGTTGATGAGTATGCAAAAAGTGGTAAGGGTGACGCCATTGTGTCAATGTTTATGTATCCGCTTGAACTCCTTAATATTTTCCCTGCTTCCCCGTCTTATGGTTGGGTGTCGGGTATGGGTTCAGAAAGAATTTACGGGAACAAACTGCTAAACGTTTTCGCGCCACTAGATGGCTACACACCTAAAAATAACAAATTGTACACATACCCGTATAGGGCCTTAGAATTGTACGGTTCTGGTGCAAGCGGAAAAGAATACCGTTACGAATTTTTTGACTTTGAAGCACAAGGAACGAACGGGCCTTTCGTATTGTTTAGTTCTCTTGGCGGTTCAGCCCCTATCGTATGTACACCGCTGAATTACAAGGGGCTTGACATCTCACTTGATGAATCATTAACAATGCCCGCTTTCCCTGTTTGTTCATGGGTGAACGATACTTTTAAAAACTGGTATGCTCAAAACCAAATGGGGATGAACTTAAACGCTTTAACAACAATTGTTGGCGGTTCTGTTGGTGCGGGTGTTGGAGTTTTTACCGGGGATTTTTCGGGAGCGGCTGAAAGTGTTGTTGGCGCGGCAACTAAAATAGCAAATACCCTTGTCACAATTGAAGAACACAAAATAATACCTGATAGTGCGCGAGGAAATACCGCTTCTTCAAATTCTTTCTTTGCAAATGGACAATGGTATTTTTACATGTTTCCGAAATGCGTTCGTTATGAATATGCGAAACGCATTGACGATTATTTTACAATGTACGGCTATAAGACGTTACAAACGAAAGTACCTAACTTGTATGGCCGCCGTTCATGGAATTTTGTAAAATGCACAGAAGCTAATTTAATAGACAGTATTCCCGTTGTGGCTCACAATCGAATTAAACAGGCATTTGAAACGGGTGTTACATTTTGGCACACAAACGATATCAAGAATTATGCTCTTGATAATTCTATTATTTAGGAGGTGTGATAATGGCAAGAAAAGGAATAGGTGGTAGAGATTATCAGTTTTTTGATTCTCTCGCTTTAAATAATGTGACATACAACGAATACACAATCCGATTGCTAAATATTGCACTGGCCCGGTTTAAATGGGAAAATGTGCCAAAAGGGGTTGATATTCGATACCTCGAATTGATGCTCATTACACAAGGTTCAGCGCTGGTTTTTTATGAAGATAGTCTAGACCAGTTTTTCGGACTTGGTGTTGCATACACCGGCCCGCTCAATTGGTACGGTGTACCGTCTGAACGAAGTGCAATTGCCGCAAATGGCACTCCCTTTAGAATGCTGGATGAGTCTAACAGTGTGCTTATTTTTAATAACATGGCAAGAACAGGAGACGCTTATATTATAAATGAGTATGCTCGAAAGCTCTATGAAGTTCAGCGCAACGCAGAAACAAATGCAAATCTGCAAAAGTTTTCGGCTTTCATTGCGTGCAACGAAAAAGAAAGATTGTCGCTTAAAAACCTAATTATGAAATTGGACGGCGGTCAACCGTTTATTTACGGTGATAAGTCCTTGAATCTTGACAGCATAAAGCCGATTAACCTAGATATCCCGTTTATTGCACGCGATTTACTAAGTGTTAAAACTGAAATTTATAACGAAGCGTTGACAAGCCTTGGTGTCGTTTCAGCTTTTACAGACAAACGGGAAAGGCTTGTTGCGAATGAAGCCGCCGCCCCGTTCGGTTCGCTTGAAATGATACGAGAATCTTACCTTTATGAGCGAAAACAGGCATGCGAAAAAATAAATGAAATGTTTGGCACTACCATGAGCGTAGAATTTAATTCGGAAATTCCAATTGTGCCGGAAATGGGCGGTGATATTGAAAATGAGTAGTTACACCGTTGAATTAAGACAACTTATTCAAAATGGTTATGACATAGGGCTAAAGGACTATCCTATTTTTGATGAAAGTTACCGTGAAACGCTTAACAATAAAATTATAACGCATTATTGGATGAGGGAAATTGGAGCAGAAACAGCAGGGCTTTTCAAACTTTATCTTAACCGCACAATGGATGAGATAATGCCGTACTACAACCAGCTTTACAGGAGTGCTCAGCTTGACTTTGACCCTCTAAACGCTTACAATTATACCGAAACAAACATGGAATTGGAAAACGTTGAAAGTGACGGCACCCGCACTGACACGGCAGACGGAAAAAGTCTTTATAGCGATACACCCCAGGGCTTACTTGATAATGGAGCTATCGCGGATGAAAAATATTTAACGTCTGCAACTTTGAACGATTCTTCGGCATCTTCCACGGCAAATAATTTACAGAAGCGTGCCCGAAATTTTGAAAAGAAAGTGCGTGGAAATATGTATCATAATTTAAGCGAACTCCTAAAAGACTACCGGGAAACATTCTTGAACATTGACATGGAGATTATAAACAACCCGGAAATACAAAACTGCTTCATGAAACTTTATTAAAGGAGGTGAATAATATGGATTTTCTGAATGTGGTTCGGTGCTGTACCCCCGCTTTACCGTCTGCTTATGCTGATGCCCTATCCTATTATGACGCGTTGTGCAAATTGCAAGGTGCAATTAACGAAGTGATAGCCACTTTAAACACGTACACACCCGTAACCGAAGAATGGGTTAAAAATTATGTGACTGAACAACTAAATTCAATTATTAAAGATATTGAAGATTTTGAAAGTTCGGTTGACGGAAAAATCGACAATCTGGAAAGTCAATACGCACAATTTACACAGGAAGTTAATGAAAAAATCGTTGGGATAATTGATACGGTTAATAAAAATAATGAAATTTTCTATAATTATCTGATTACAATTGTCAACCAGAAGTTGGAAGAAGTTGTAAACCGACTTGGAGACGAAACGGTTATTAACAACCCTGTGTATAATAAAACGGACAGTTTAAAGAACACTTTGAATGATATGTACGCAGGAGTGCGGCAGACGGGAATTACTGCATATGAATATGCAAAGTTGGGGCTGACTGCTACAAAATATAAGGCTTATAACGTTACCGCTTTTAACTATGCAACCTCCGCGCGTTTTATCTGGCATAAACTCATTTACGGTGTGTATTCTGCAATTACAGGTGTTTTTACTTCTACGCAACAGGCTATGAATGAAATAGCACAACAATTGAGAACAAATGGCCTGACAGCAAACGAATATAAAGCGCTTGATTTGACAGCAGATGCTTACACGGGTAAAAACTGGACGGCGTACAATTACGCTTGGAACTCTAAAACTTAAATAAAAGGAGAAAAATTATTATGGCTAGCACAAACAAAACAACTACTCTTGACCTTTCCCAATTCATCGGCACTGACAAGCCCGACTGGCTGACCGATTACAATGAGGACATGGAAAAAATTGACACTTGGGCGACAACAGCTGATTCCGATATCAACGCCGCGAATAACAATGCGTCTGGAGCAAAAACAACGGCAGAAGCCGCGTCACAGGCGGCGAATGCCGCGACCACCAGCGCGGCACAGGCTAATACGGCGGTGCAGAATCTGCTTACTTCTTTGAACTGGGTGCGCGGGACAATTACCAATCCTACCGCAAATATTTTCCAAACCACTGGGTTTGTCTGTGAATACCAGCCGGGCACTAAGCTTTTGAATGTGTACGGCTCCGGAGAGTTTATTCAAAATATCTCTGGTGCTATTCCCAGTGACGGCTATATATCTATCGGCACGCTGAATATCCCTGGAATGCCTAAGCCCGGCGAAAATAAAGTGGTTGCCGCAGGGTGTATACTTACAGGGATTGACACAGGTTCGAAGGCTATAATCGCCGCCCAATCTATGATTATTCGCCCTGACAAGTCTATTCGAGTTTATCTCGCTGACATCTTCAAAACACCAGACAGTGTAAATAATAAACGAATTAACGTTCGTTTTATGATTTCAACAAATCAATGGTAAAGATAAAGCCCCTCCGTTTGGAGGGGCTTTTCATTATTCAAATGTGGTGTCTTTCGGTTCGAGTAAATAATCGTTTGGATTCTCCCAGTAATCGGATTCAACTTTTGCTAAGGCTTCATAGTAGTTTTCTGCATCAATTTCTACAACTGCTTCATGAACTTCTTTGATTGTGATTTTGAATGTCATAGTATTTTTAAATCTCCCTATTGCTATCTTTATAAATCTTGTACGCTTTTCCATTCCATGTCCAAATATCAAAACTATTGTGTTCGTTTGCTATATTTCTCTCTTCTTCCCATGTTCCCATGGCCTCAACTTTAGCTATCATCTTGGTATCTTCTCTATTTATAGCTATGAGTTCCATCTTCCACCCTCCCATCACATCATATTTTGAAAGGTTATCTCCCTTTCACTGTCTATATTATAGCATGGATTGTTTTATTTGTATTTGCATTATCGTCTCTTTCTGTTTGTACTATTGTGTAATTTTTCTGTGGCGGCTTAGTGATAGGTTCCATGATTCACAGTGTCCGCCTTATAGACCAGATTCCAGGTGGTGTTGTTAGTTTCCCTGGAGTGTTACCAGTTTCTTCCATCCTCGTTTGCACTATCGTCCACGGTTTGTTTGCACTAACTCATTTGCACAATCGTCCACAGATGGGGAATCCATTTGCACAATCGTCCACGTACT